CAATATGATGGTCCATGTCATAAATCATGGTTTCACTCAATACTTTTTTATCCTGAAGCCGATGATCCAGGTTCATTTTTTTAACAAAAGGTTTCAGGCTGTCATCACATTCTTTTCCTTCCAAATGATTTTGAATGTTGTTATGAATACGGGTTCCGAAACTTGTTCCTTTGTTTTTAATTTCTTCCCATTCATTCAAAACTTCTTGTTTTACAACTCCTCTTCGCAAAGCTATGCGTTCTGCTATTTTCTCAAAATCAGTTTTTGGTTTAAATTCTCCAATAAAAGTTGTTACACTTTTAAACAACTGACCATCTGATATTCTTGTATATGAATGTTTCTCTGCATCAAAAATAATTGGACAAGAAATTGACATCCTTCGTTTATAACATAAGATAATTTAAATTCAATGGCACATGGCACATCGTATACCAAAAACATCAAAAAATTTAAAGGTTGCAAAATCGGCACCTTCAACAGAACAAGTCTCAAAACTCGCTTACTCCTTGGTAAAGGATGTAATGACCGCATGCCTGGATTCAGAAAAGCATTATTCTGGGGAGTGGTTTGCAGAGGGATACAAATGGCACCTGACACGCTCCATCAGGCATGCAACAAACTCGTTGATGCTGGCAGAGAATTTGGACAAAGATTGCAGCAGCGAAACCGCCCTTGATCATGCCAAAGGTGCTGCCATACGTGCATTGATGGCAGTTGTTTGTTTACAAAACAAGATCAAATAATTTTACGGACTTTCACGCCGTAAAAATCAAATATCTCCAAACCTTGGATATCGGTTATATAATCCTCCCTATAGATAACTTCCGTAATACCCCAAGCACATATCATTCGAGCACAATAATTGCAGGGCAAAAGTGTGCTGGCTATTAATCGACACTCTCCTCGCTCAAAAAGGCTAAGAAGATTTGTTTCGGCATGAATCATGTATTTTCTTCGTTCATCCCGATCATTCCAAAAATTCTCATCTACATTTTTTCCGGATGCAAGACCATTATAAGCCACACCCAGAACACGATTGTCGAATGAAAGAGCACATGCTCCTACTTTTTTGTGAGGATCTTCACTTCTTTTGCTTGCTTCTGTTGCAAGATTCAGTGCATATTTATCCCAACTTAAACGCATGATGGATTATAACACATAAAAAATATTTTCAACGAACACCAACAAAAATTATCTAAATACTATTATGGAATCAGTAGCAAAAATACTAACAGAAAACAACAAGCATCTCGCTGATGCTTTGTATGTTGGATATGATGATGAGAATGATACTGTTCTATTGGTATGCGAACATGCATTTATTGAAAAATTTCAAAAAATGTTTAGTAAATACGGCAATCAAAGTGTTTATTTTGAAGAAACTGAATCTGCAGGAATAATGCTTTATATATAAATTATTCCAAATCTTCCAAAAATTTTTCCCCTATACCAAAAGTTTTTTCCAAAATTTGTTTTTCCTCTCGGTTTAAAAACAATCTTCCCACGTTGTTTCCTTCTATGTAAAAATCTGCATGCACTATCCCGTTAGGAAGTGTGGAAATTATATCTAATTTAACAGACTTGTTCAATTTATTGATATGCTAAAAATCTATAATTAACACCGTTAATCTGCACAACAAATGCAGAAACTGGAGATGATACAGTGATTAGATTGGTGGAAACGGCGCTTAGAATATTAATACTATTTCCTAGCACAAGTATATTTTCTGCCTCTGTTGCGCTCAATGAAATTAAACTGCTAGTTGTATTAACTGTGGTGTAAGCAGATTCATACTTTCCACTGTTATTGTTTAGTGTAGTATAAGTACTGTTCCAACTTGCACTGTTGGATGAAACTTCTGAAAGGTTAGGAATATTAAGAGTTGAAACAAGATTTGGATATGAAATTCTTGTTTCACTAATGTTCTGATATCCTACCAGAAAATCTGAAGATCCTAATCCCGTTATCGGTAAAAATGTTGCGAATGTATCGTTGGCCATATTACATTCCCATTCCTCTTTGTTGTTGTTCCTTGTATATCACTTTTTGTTTTTCTATAATTTTAGGTTTTTCTATTATATGATGTTTTTCAATGATTTGAGGTTCATGTATTATTTTAATATTATTTAGTCTATTTTTTTGCAAATACTGATAAAGAAGCACTAATGAAAGTGCCATGGGATCAAATACAAAGATTAGTACCAAAATAAAATAACGCACAGTATGATCTAAATCCACACCTATACCATCTGCTATGAACTTAAATGTCAAAATATCACTTTTTTTGGATTGTTGTTGTCTGCTTTCCAATATCTGTGTTTCCAATTCTAATATGTTTCTTTGCACCATATCATATTCTTTCAAAAGATTAGCATGTTCAGTATTAGCTCCTTCAATTGCTTTGCTGGATATTTCGATCATTTTGTCTTTGGTTTGTTGAGCTCGTTTGTCATTATAAACAATTTGATCTCCCTCTTTATCTTTGACCTGAATCAAGGTAGTGCTTTTAACAGCATCGTTAAGACGCTGCTCCTGGTCTTTTTTGGTTTCATTCAGACTTTTTAAACGACTATCATATTGAACTAAAACTTCTTGTTTTTTCTTTTTAATACTTTCTAGATTTTGAATTCTTCCCTCATCAATACTATATTCTGCTTTGCTTATGGTATAAGCTGAACTTAAAAATCCATAAATGCCAAGGCTAGTAATAATGCTCAAAGCCACAACTCCAGTAAAAAGATATGTTTTTAGAAACTTGTTTAATTGATTCCATAAATTATGTAAACCCACAGTTGCTGTAAACTTAGCCGCTTCAAGACCCAACCCAAGAATAATGATACTTACAAAATGACTTTTAAAAAGATGCGCCATTCCATAAACAGAAAAGAATGCGGCACTACCCGCAAGAATGAATATGCTTCCAAGAAGTGACCACTTGAACCAGTTAAGCTTCACGAAAGGAAAGTGATGTCACCAGAGGAAGGAGCAGCTCCACCTGATGTTACTCTTGCCCCATTTGCATTGATAGGGAGAACACCAACCGGCACTGTTCCAAAACTTATCCATTGTCCTCCAATATAAAAATCATAAGCTTTGCTAACACCTACAAAAACATTTGCTCCTGCTGAAACTGTGGGCAGGACAGTGTTTACGGTGATTGGAATAGCTTTGGTGAATCCTGCTGGGGTTGTTACAACAGCGTATCGGTTGTAAACATAAGGTTGAATATCTATGAAAGCAGGATTAGCACAAACACTAGGATTAAGTGTAGAATCCAGTATATTTTCTTTGTAGGATGTTGCTGGAGGAAAAGCAGTGCTATTTCCTAGCTCTTTAAACTTTCCCTCTTCAAACGTTTGATAATATCTGACTACACTTGCTGGTAAATACGCCATATAAATATTTAGTAAAAATCACTTCAATTAACAAAACCATTTTTCAAATTATATACACTATTACCCTCTTGATCTGTTATTTCCAATATTTCATCCGTATAACAATTCATTTTTTCAAAAATACTTTTGTGGGCTTCATGAGCATCCAAAGCACTCACATCTTGAGTATGAATCTGTTTCTTTTCATTGTTAATGATCTTTACAGTATACTTTTCGTTCATAAACTTATTTACAAGCCCGTTTGGATTTTTAAAGCTGAGAAGGACGCTTAATTTGTAGTGTAAAATTCTCACAGCCAACACAATCTTCAATATTAAAGCAACGAAATCTTCCATCATTCAGCTGAACAATAAACATGGGTGAATGATCCAAACCATAATCAATCAATATTATTGCACGACCTTCGCCATGTTCTTTGGCTTGAACCCATATTGGAGGTTCAAGCTGCAACAATGTTTGTTTCATTAAAAACTACCCAAATGCTCAATACCAGTTTTTTTATTTAATATATTATTTTCTGTAAGAATAAAATTGCCATATACATTTGTTTGCAAAATATTTTTATTTTGTAAATTAATGCTTCGTCCCATGTTTTTATCTGCTATTGCTTCAATTATTAAACAAGGAGAAAAGCCATTCAAAAACATACTATTACTTTTCCACTCATAAATATATTGATTGCCATGTACTTGCTTAAGAAAAAGAACAGGTTTTTTTTCACAAAATAAACTCAAATAAGCATCTATTTTTGCAAAATTCTCTTGAATATGCTTTCTACCGGTATACAATGACGCAATATTCTTATAGTCTTGTGCTAGCTTCATCCTTATTATTTAGTAATATAAATATTATATAAAATGAGTTTAAAACTTTGTTTTACTCGCAGGTTCAATAGGTTACTAAATGAACTTAAAATTGATCCTCATTTTTTAAAAAAAGAGATATTAAATCTTTTTAAATCAATAAAGAAAAAATTACATTCCAAAAGATTATTTTTTGATACACATGCTAATTTGGAAAGTTCGTGTTATGTGCATTGTTTAATACGCATTCGAAAGTATTCAATTGATAATTGTCACTTCAATAAAAAGCGACATAATTTTTTACGAGATCTTTTGCACGAATTAAGACATTTCCAACAAGACAGAATTTACCAAATGGATATGAATGAGTATAGCTTAAAACACATGAATGGAGTAACAAAAGAATACTACAATAGCCGGATTGAAGTGGATGCGAGAAAATACGAAAAACGTTACGTTAAAATTTATAAACGTCTTAGAAAACTTTATGGTTAATAAGGTAAAGAACTCCGGGTATGCAAAGAAATAACCATCCCAAATTAAAAAGAAATCCCGCAATAAACAAACTTAACCAAAAACTAATGCATATGTGACAGCCGTTTAGTTTTGCCAGCAACGGATATTTTAATGAAAGATAATCCTGTAAAGGAATCTTTGTAAAAATTTGAAAATGTTCTTGAATGGGACTTTTAAACCATATAACCAAAAGGGTTTCAACAATTAGACCCGCAAGAAAAATGGATTCAAGCAGCATTTTCCAAAACAAGATTTTTTTTAAGTAACTGAATTGTGCTTGTTCTTAAATTATTATGATTACAAGGATAGCATCCTCCTTGCTTTTTTAAATTGTTGTTTGCCACGATATAATTATTTCTTAGTGATTGACAATTTTGAACTTCACTGGGACAAGGCTGTTCCATTAAAAAAAATTGATTTATAATGTTATATTCTTTTACAATGTCCATAATTTATTTTATATAATATCTTTATTTTTCAATTAAAATAAGGAATTTTAACTGCACTGCCATTTAATGTGACTGTGAAATATCCAACTGGAACATAAGAGCGATTTTCAGTACCACTAACCGCTGTAGAACTTGTTGTAAAATTTGATAGTGTCGTTCCATTTAGAATAGCTGGTATAGATGTTGTAATTGTTCCGCTAACTGCAGTTAGACCAACACTATAAGTACTATCTATAAAATTTTTAAAATCTGATTCAGAAGGAAAATCACCTGCTGCAAAAGAATCATACAATGTTTGTTTGGTTACTTCAGACATACTATTATTTATGCTGGGGTTGGTGTTTCTCCACCTGCAGCTTCAGGTGTTTCTGGGGCTTCAGGCGTTTCTGGAGTCTCCTGATCTGTTTCTGGAAGCTCCGCTGGTGGTGTGGCTCCTCCTGGAGCAGGACCAAATTCAGGTGGTGTTTCACTTCCTCCTGTTGATTTTGGCTTCTTTTCATTATTTTCAAACTGATCACGCCAACCAGGACCCGCGCCTGAGATTTGATCAAGCTCCCATTTAAGTTCAGCATCTTTACGAAGGAATTCTCGATTGGCAAGAACCATGCGATCTGTCCATCCCAGAATCTTCTTTTGCATGTAAATTTTACTAATGCTTTCATTATTAGTAATACTATTAAATCCTTCTGTTCTCATTTGCATTTTTTGCAATTCACGCATTTCATAAAAATTAGTAGGAACATTAAAAGATAAATCAATATGATTTTCTTTTAAACCATATTCATTCCACATTTTTTTTAATTTGAGATTTGTTATAAACCCATTTTTAAGACCTTCTGCAAAACGTAATTGTTGACGAATAATGAATTTAGAAAATTTAAGTTCTTCCCGAAGAATTTCGGTTCCATCCTTGTATGTGTCTTCTGGATTTAAACGAGAAGAAGGAACTTTTAGACTACGATATAACTTCTTCATGAAGTACATCAAATCATTCAGTTCACCAAGATTCTGTCCTCCTTGAAGTTGTGTAACATTTGTTCCTTCCTGACCAGTTCGCTTGGCAAACCAAAAACTGTCTAACATGCTTTGAGGATTAAATTTTTGTACAGTTGCATCTTGACCAGAATCAAATGTCTTTCGACTCCAATACTGTTGCATGAGACGACGCATATATCCCTCTGCTTTGGCGGGACTCATGTTTCCAACGTCTACATTGAAAACAAGCTTTTCTGGAGCACGAACCAAACGATAAATTACAATGCTGTCTTCAATTAATGAAAGTTGACGATATGCTCGACGTGCATTTTCAAGGAAAGGAAGACGAACTGTTTTGTTTTCATTCCATATTCCACTACTAATATATGTTACTTGATTTTTATCTAAAGGAACAATTTGATAATCCACAACTTTGGTTGGATTTGTTTTATCGAATATAGGTTTTCTGAGAACAAATCCTTTGACTAGAAGATTCTGTACATTACCAAAAACCGGATCAATCAAATCTGGGGGAATGCTAACAACGCCAAGAATACCTTCCTGGGGATAATCTCTATGAATGATATGCTCAAAATAAAGTTCTGCGTCTGTGAGCAAATGACGAAAATATTCCCACCCTCTATTTTCTAATTCAAAAAGATTAATATACCGACTAAATTCTTTTTCAATTTGCTCTCTTTGAATATCGGTTAATTGCGAATCATGAAACCGAAGTTTTACGATTCTTCCTTCTTCATCAACATTTACAACCTCATCACAAATTTCATCTAACGCATCTGCCACTTCTGAAAAAGCTGCCATGGTTCTGTAATCTCGAATTCTTGATGATTTATCTGATTGTATATTTGCATACAAATAATTTGATAAACTATTATCACTTGCAATTGCTCCAATACTGGTTTCATTTATGCCTGTGCTACTGCTTATACTATGTTTGGCAATTGCTTCTGTGCGACGACTTCCTGTGTTTTGAAAAAGATTGAACTTAGGATTCAGTTGTGATAGAACATCAACAACAGTATAATTATTATATGGAAGACGTTCACTTATAAACTTTTGCAAGCCGCGACCAAAAGTTGTGGATCCTCGATCATTTGTGGATGAATAATCCGCTTGAGCCATATTATTTATTTATAAAATAGGGTAAATTTTCAACGTTAAATATTATTTTACAAATATTTATACCATTTGAACATATGTGAATCTATTACTTTGACTGGCTAAGGCATAGCCAGCATCATTTGCAAAAACAAAATCAATTTTACATGTTCCCAAATAAACACTAGGCATTCTGAATCTTATAATGTTATTATTTAAAACTTGATAACTGTTTATGGGATATCCTTTAAAAGCCGGGAATTTTGCACTAATACTTTTTGTATTTGAATAAAAATTAAAACTGGAAAGTATTGAATTTGTAACATTTGCTGATAGATACAGACCATTTTCTGTTTTATAATTAAACATATCTCCTTGAAATGTAAAAATTGCTGCACTGGAACCTTGAGTTATTGTGATTGTAGGTTCCTGATCTATTTGAGGATAAAATCTTTTTATCATATTTTATTCAACAAGTATGCTTACAGGTCCAATGAATTTCGGATTCGCACTTAGATTAATTACATCAGTGTTATAGAATGCACTTAGAGGTGAATTCAATGTAATTGCTTCTGATTTAAGTGCATAATAATTATCGTATTCAAGTAATGCTTTAGATGAAGAGGCCGTGAGTTGTGTATTAATATAAAATATATTTCTAATTGGGTCTGTTTCTTGTGGAAATATCCAACCTTTGATAGTGAAGTTTGTGTCGGCTACAATTAATGCTTTTGCTGTTGGATCCTGATCCACGGGATATTGAAGATTAACATTACCACTCCAAAGCACTTCACTTCTTATTTCTTGAGTTATCGCTAATCCGTAAGATGATGGAATTTGCCAAGAAAGAATAATATAAGGATTATTAAAAGGAATAAAATTGCTTAGAATTTGATCCATATCGCTTTGATATCTTGTAAGAATTGACATGTTAATTCCAATATCAATAGGAACTGGTGTTCTAAAGAAACTTGTATTTTGTGTTCTTTTAGCGTCTGCACTGCCTTCTGGAACATAAAAACCAGCAATTTTATTGAAAACTCTATTTTCATCTCGATTAAGACCTGTGATTGTAACTGATACCACAGGAAGTGTGAGGTTTTGTCCGGGAGTTATAATATCAAACAATACTCTTTGTTTGGGGGCATAAAGATAGCGAACCTTAATTTCTTTTTCAGCACTCCTGTTTTTATTAAATCTTTTGATAACTGTGCCATCAAAAGCATCTATAAAAGATGCTATAAGGTCTTTTACCTCAAAGTGATACGATTGTTGCAGCATAAGTGTACCTTAAAGTATTTACTTTAAGATAAAGCACTTAGAACCATATTTGTATTATAATATTTTTTCTTTCTTGGAATAGGTAATGTTTTAACAATTGAGGAAATGCTATGCATTCCTTTTGAAAGATGCTTTAAATGAAAATCGAATTCTAAATGATTCCGTTTTACACGAAATTCAAAAGGGTAAGGTATTTCAAATATCTTACGTTCTTTTCTATCACAACTTATGGTGAAGTTTAAATAAAAATCTTTTACTGAAAAAAGAAGCAATCTTCCTTCCCGATATTGTTTGTTTTCACAAATGAAAACAACTTTTTTCTGGAGATAATCTAAAATTGTTTTTTCAATATCTTCTGGAAGTTTCATGAGTCCATGTACCTCATTTTTTCTCCTATTGAAAGAACTGCCAATTTCTTATCAAAGAAATCCCAAAATTTATCAGATGGAATTATTTGAATCATATCACAATCATCCATACTAATGTTTCGATAATCCTGCATAATGATATCCCAAACATTTAAAATATTTTTTGCTGTTCTGTTAAAATAAGGAACAGGCTTGCTTACGCTTACTGGTCTAAAATTAAGTGTGATTCTTCCAGCAGCACTATTCAGAAATCTTTTATCATTGCTGCAAATCATTCTTCGTTCTGCTGGATGACCGGCTTTTGGACGTCTGCGGGCAAAACGTATTTCAGCGACGTTTGTTTCTAGAATTGTTTTTAGAGCTTGTAGTGTTATTTTCATTTTTTCTGGGTTGACATACACCAAAAATTCTTT